CGGGCTTCCAGTGAATATACCAAGGCTTTCTGGCGGCATATGCGCAACCGGGGCGATCTTGAGGTGCGAAACGCTTTAACCATCGGCACTGATTCCGAGGGAGGCTACTTGGTGCCCGATGAGTTTGAGCGTACCTTGATCGAAGCTTTAGAAGAAGAAAACATCATGCGCCAGCTGGCCAAGGTGATTACTACTTCCAGTGGAGACAAGAAGATCCCGGTGGTGGCCTCCAAGGGGACTGCTGCCTGGGTAGATGAAGAAGGAGTTATCCCAGAAGATGACGATGCTTTCGGCCAAGTATCCATTGGGGCCTATAAAGTGGCTACCATGATCAAGGTCTCCGAGGAGCTATTAAACGACAGCATCTTTAACCTGGAAAGCTACATCGCTAAAGAATTCGCCCGCCGCATTGGAGCCAAGGAAGAAGAAGCCTTTTTAGTGGGAGATGGTAGTGGCAAACCTACCGGGATCTTTGACGATACCCACGGCGGGGAGATCGGAGTGACCACCTCTACGGCAAGTCTTAAAATGGATGAGATCTTTGACCTCTTTTATTCTTTAAAATCTCCCTACCGCAAGCGGGCCACCTTTATCACCAATGACGCTACGGTAAAAGAGATTAGAAAGCTCAAAGACGGTCAGGGTCAGTACCTCTGGCAGCCCTCCGTAAAAGCCGGGGAACCAGACACCATTTTAAACCGGCCGGTGAAAACCTCGGCCTATGCGCCTACTATTGAGCCGGGTGCGAAAGTGATCGCTTTTGGTGACTTTGGCTACTACTGGATAGCCGACCGCCAGGGCCGGGCTTTCCAGCGCTTAAGTGAACTGTATGCGGCTACTGGTCAGGTGGGCTTTCGGGCTACCCAGCGGGTAGATGGCAAGCTAATCTTAAAAGAAGCCGTTAAAATTCTCAAGATGAAGGCGTAGGTGAGGATTGATGAGCAATGTTAAAAACTATCATGAGCAAGGCGGCGAAAAGTGGGTTGTGGGAGGAGAATTAGAGATTGGGTCAGGCGGTAAACTTACCTTTCAGGGAAAAGAACTAAAGCCGGCGGCAACTCAATCTAATAGCGAAGCAACGGCCATTGACACGTTGAAGGATGATTTTAACGCCCTGCTGGCTAAACTCAAAGCTGCGGGTCTAATGAAGTCGGGTTAAACAGGGGGTGAGGGTGTGCTGTCCTTAGAAGAAGTAAAACTTTATCTGCGCATAGATGGTGATGAGGAGGACGCCCTCATCGCTTCGTTTTTAGATACTGCTCAGGAGCTATGTGAGGGAGTGCTACGCTACCCTTTGACAGAATTCGACAAGTTGCCGGAAACAGTGAAGCAGGCTCTTCTTTATGTGGTAGCAGCTATGTATGAAAAGCGGGAGGGAGCCGGTATCAAGGAAACCCTGGATGTCTTAAAACGGCTCCTTTTTGCCTACCGCCGGGAAAGCTGGTGATGCCGGTGGAGATTGGAGATTTAAGGCACAGGATAACCTTTCAGAAACTTACTACCAGTGTTAACGAAAGCGGCTTCGAGGTAGAAACCTGGGAGGATGTGAGGACCGTCTGGGCGGCCGCCAGTAACCTGCATGGCCGGGAATACTTCGCTGCCGCCGCTGTCCAGGCGGAGAGCACAGTGAAATTCACCATCAGGTATTTACCGGGTATTGACACTACTATGCGGATCCTTTTCCGAAATAAACAGTACAACATTACTGCCATTGATAACATCAAATACCAGAGCAGGTTTATAGAGATTAAAGCATTGGAGGTGGGAGCTAGTGGCTGAGCTAGAGATAGAAGGGATAGATAATCTAATTGCTGAGGTAGAAAAGTTAGGGGTAAAAGGAAACCGGATCGAAAACAAAGCCTTAAGGGAAGCAGGGGAAGTGGTAAAGGAAGCTATTAAACAAGAAGCCCCTCGCAGAACCGGCACTTTGAAGAAAAGCATTGAAACTTCCAGAGTAAAGACAAAGGGGATAGCTAAGCATGTGGAAGTAGGTCCAGGTAAGGAAGGTTATTATGGTAAGTTTGTGGAATTTGGCACCGTCAAAATGAGGGCTAATCCCTTTATGGCCCGGGGTTATGAGACTTCAAAGGAAAGAGCTGTAGATAAAATAGCTGAGGAGTTAAGAAAAGGGCTGGGGCTATGAGTATAAATCAAGAGGTGATGATAGCTTTAAAAGGCATTGGGGTGCCAGTACGATTCCAACAGTACACCGGAGATGCCGATACCTATATTACCTTTTTCATTTACCTGGATAAACCGGAACAGCATGCTGATGATGAGGAGCATGTTACCGGCTACTATGTGCAAATTGATGTTTGGAGCAAAGAAGATTACACAAAACTAGCAAAAACTGTCCACCAGAGGATGCTGGCGGCAGGCTTTTGTAAGCAGAATTTTTATGACCTGTATGAACAGGATTTAAGGATATATCACAAAGTTATGAGATTTTTAAAGGAGGTGCCGTAAAATGGCACAAGTAGGTTTAAAGGATTTACACTTTGCTATTTTAACTGCGGACACTAAAGAGGAGTTAGCTTATGAAGCTCCAGAGGCGGTAGTGGGGGCCATCAACGCTACTATCAACCCCGAGGTTGGTACTCAGGAACTTTATGCCGATGACCAGCTGTGGGAGTCGGTATCAACATTAGGCAAGATTGATGTGGAGATAGAAACGGCGGACTTGCCTCTAAGTGTCAGGGCTAAGCTTTTAGGCAATGAGCTTAAAGGCGGGGTGCTGATTGAAAAAGCCTCTGATGTCCCGCCGCATATTGCTTTGGGGTTTAGGAGCTTAAAGTCTAACGGCAAGTACCGCTACGTGTGGCTCTTAAAAGGGGTAGCTCAGCCTATAGCAGAAGATTTCTCCACCAAGAAGGATAGTGTGGAGCATAAAACTCCTCAAGTGAAGTTTACCTTTATGGCCCGGGTGTATGATGGCGAGTGGAAACACACAGCAGATGAAGATGGCGAAGATTTTATAGGAGCAGACACCTGGTTTAATCAAGTGCCTGGTGATGTGTCTGAACAGGGGTTTTAGAGAGGGGGCTTTTAAGCTGTGGAAATTGTACTGAAAATTAAGGGCAAGGATAAAACCTATACAGCAGGCTTTATCAGCGCCCGGATGGTCAGAAAGACTATTGCTGTGTCACAAGAGATAAATTTCGACAACATCTCCCCCGAGGAACTAGACAAACTAATGGATTATATCGTAGAGTTATTTCGGAGCCAGTTTACCCGCGATGAACTTTATGACGGCCTGGCCTCCAAAGATTTAATCCCCACCATCACCAGGTGTATCAATAAAGTGGTGGGAGCTGTGGGGGAGGCTACGGCAGGTGAGGGAAAAAACGAATAGCGGGGAACGCCATGGAGCCCCAAGACTTTATCGACCGGCTTTATCTGGCTTTGTTGGAACAAGGCTGGACTTTAAACGATATTGACACCATGGACATCGTTTATTATCTTAAACTGCTTAATCGAAAACGGGGAGATGAAATGGTGTATATCGACAATGTTTTATAGTTTATGGGAGACACCCTTTCTATTTATAATTAGTTAGGTTGAATTTATCCTAAACGGGGGTATAATATAAATAGAAAGGAGTTGATTTTTGTGAAAGTCAATATCAGCAATTTGGTTTCCATTTCTGAGGCCAATCAAAACTTCTCTAAGGTAGCAAGATTGGTGGACGAAAATGGAGTAGCGGTGATTTTGAAGAATAATGTGCCTCGTTATGTGCTAATAGAATACAGCCAATTAGAAAAAGTTGAGTCAATCGGTGATGGGGAAGTAGAAAAGGTTGCTAAAAGGCTGTTGTCTAAGCACATAAAAGCCTTTGAGGAATTATCAAAATGAAAAGACTTACCAAAGCCCAAGTTATAAAGATGCACAGGCTACTTATTCAAGAAACCGGGGGAAGTGAGGGCATCAGGGATGAAGGTCTATTAGATTCAGCCTTAAATGCCCCCTTTCAGACGTTTGATGGGGAAGATGTATACAAGACCGTTCAAGCTAAAGCGGCGAAGTTAGGTTTTTTCCTCATAAACAATCATCCTTTTATAGACGGGAACAAGCGCATTGGAACACTAGTCATGCTTGTCTTTCTTGAAATTAATGGCATTGAGATTAAGTGTACGGATGATGAGCTAATTAAACTTGGGTTGGGTTTAGCTGACGGAACGGTGAATAATAAAGATTTACTGGGCTGGATAATAGAGCACAGTTAAGAGCACTTGGATAATAAATAGTTGCAAAGAGCACTCGTAAAGGGTGCTTTTTTTATGCCCAAAAGGTGGTGAGATAATGGCTAAAGAGATCGGGCAACTGAATGTAAAAATCGGGTTAGATTCTACTGGCTTTCAAAATGGTATCAGCGGTATAAACCGGGAGATGTGCAAAGTCCAATCGGAGTTTAGGCTGGCCAGTGCCGAGATGGGCAAACACGGTAAAGAGCTGGACAGCTTGAAATTAAGATCCGATAGCCTTACTAAACAGACTGAGCTGCAACGTCAAAAGGTTCAGGCTTTGGAAGCAGCCCACCAAAAGTCAGTGGAGACCAAAGGCAAGGACGCAAAAGCTACCCAGGACTTAGAGATAAAGCTGAACCGGGCTAAAACCCAATTGGTCCGCATGGAGCAGGATTTAAAGGATATCAACCGGGAGATTGAAATACAGTCCTCCGGCTGGTATAAACTCTCCCAGCGCTTGGAGCCCATAGGACGTTCTTTGCAAGATGTGGGCAAAAGAATGACCGACATTGGCAAAAATTTGTCTATGAAAGTTACCGCTCCCCTGGTGGGTTTAGGTGCAGTGGTAGCTAAAACCGGGATGGATTTTGAAGCGGCTATGTCAGAGGTAGGTGCCATCTCCGGAGCAGCGGGAAGCGATTTGGCGGCACTTGAGAATATAGCAAAAGAGATGGGTGCTACCACTAAGTTTAGTGCCAGTGAAGCTGCTGAAGGTTTAAAATATATGGCCATGGCCGGCTGGGATACGCAGCAGATGTTAGACGGCCTGCCGGGTGTGCTTAGCTTAGCCGCCGCTTCCGGAGAGGACTTGGGCACGGTATCCGATATCGTAACCGATGCCATGACCGCCTTTGGCATGGAGGCAGTAAGGGCCGGTGAGTTTGCCGATACCCTGGCAGCCGCAGCCTCAAGTTCAAACACAAATGTATCGATGCTCGGGGAATCGTTTAAATACGTTGCGCCTGTGGCCGGCTCCCTTGGGTATGCAGCAAAAGATACCGCTATAGCTTTAGGTTTAATGGCCAATGCAGGAATCAAAGGCAGTCAGGCCGGGACAGCCATGCGCACAATTCTTACCCGCCTTGTAAAGCCGACTAAAGAGTCTGGCATGGCTATGGATCAATTAGGAATATCGCTAACAGATACAGACGGTAATATGAAATCTTTAGCGGAAGTAATGGACGACTTACGGAAAGCATTCCAGGACCTTGATCCTGAACAGCAGGCCTTCTACGCTGCACAGATCGCCGGACAGCAGGGCATGAGCGGCCTTTTAGCCATAGTAAACACCAGTGAGGAAGAATATAACAAGCTGGCTCGTGCGATCAACAACAGCACCAGTGCTGCCGAGCGTATGTCGAAAGAGATGCAGGACAACTTACAAGGTCGGCTAACGGAACTTAAAAGTGCTATTGAAGGTGCGGCTCTGCAGCTTTACGATGCTATGCTCCCGGCCTTAGAAAAGATAGTGGCCATGGTGCAAAAAGCAGTAGGCTGGTTTGCTGATCTAAACCCAGAGATAAAAACCGCTATAGTTGTCATTGCCGGTCTCGCTGCTGCTATTGGCCCTTTATTGTTAGTCTTTGGGCCGTTAATCTCTACCCTCGGAACGCTGATAACGGGCCTTGGGGCTATGTCTGCAGCCATGGCCAGCGGAGCCACTGTGGTGGCTGGGCTTTCGGCAGGGTTCCCTGCTTTAGGTGCCGTCGTAACAATCGCCACTGGGCCCATCGGGCTTGCTGTTGCTGCCATAGCGGGGCTGACCGCAGGCGGTATAGCTTTATACAGGCATCTAAAATCTGATGCCATCCCGGCAGTAAACCTGTTTGGAGATGAGATTTCGGAAGCCACTCAGCAAGCGGTAGGCAGCTTTTTAGAACTTAACGATGAAGCTACCATGGCTTTAAATCAACTATCCTGGAGCGGCCAGGAAGTAAGTAAAGAGATGGCGGGTAACATAGCCGGCAATTTTACTCAGATGGCTAAGCAGATTCAGGCTGGCCTTGATGAACACCACCAAGAGTCTTTAGCCAAAATGCAGAGTTTTTTAAATAGCAGCTCTGCATTATCTAAAAAAGAGCAGGACGAGATCCTAAACAATATGCAGGAGGGCTATGAAAACAGGAGTCAGGCGATTACAGATGGCGAGGCCCGGATCAAAGAAATCCTGGATACTGCTTCTGCGAAGAAAAGGGCACTCACCAGAGAAGAACAAGAAGAGATAAACACCATTCAACAAGAAATGGTGGATACCGGTATTAAGGTTCTCTCTGAAAACGAAATTGAGGCTAAAGCCATTATGGAGCGCCTGAAAGAACATGCCGGGGAAATGTCTGCCTTACAAGCTGCTGAAGTGGTGGAAAACAGTTTAAAGCAAAAAGAGGGCGCCATTCAGGCAGCGGAAGAACAGTATGATGAAGTGCTAAAAGAGATCATCCGTCAAAGGGATGAAGCCGGGGCCATATCGGAAGAACAGGCAGAGAAGTTAATTGCAGAAGCTGCCCGCCAGAAGGATGAAGCAATTGCAAAGGCTGAAGAGATGCACCAAAAGGTAGTGGAAGAAGCTAAAGCCCAAGCTAAGGAACATGTCAATCAGGTGGATTGGGAAACCGGGGAAATAAAGTCTAAATGGCAGGTCATGAAAGCAGATATTGCCGATAAAGTCAGGTCAATTAAAGAGGATGTTAAAAATAGATGGGAAGAGATAAAGAAAGACTCAGCGGAGAAATGGGAAAACATCCGGACCGATATAAGCGATAGATGGAATGAGATTAAAACTAATACTGCTGAAACAGCGGCCACGATTAAAACCAATGTCAGCACTACCTGGGGTGAGGTTAAAGCCAAAACCTTTGAGACCTGGGAAAATCTAAAAAGCAAAACGTCAGAAAGCTGGCAGGCTATGCAAAGTAAAATCGATGAGCATGGCGGCGGCATCAAGGGGCTCATCGGTGCTTACACTGAAGAATATAAAACGGTGTGGGACAGTGCTTTGAGCACTATGG